TTCTCTAGGAAATGTTACCTCGACCACATTTTCATCGATGCGTACAATTTTGCGATCATCATTTGTGCCTTCACCGATTAAATATCCAAGTACTTTGATTTTAATATCAGAGGTATAATTGCGGGCATCTTCAGCTAAGTTATTGACATTGTTGGAACTTGCGAACGATGAATCGATAAAAGCTTCATAAACATGTCCATTTCGTCTCAGAGTGAAAGCGTTAATTTGACCAGTTCTGGTAATGAATGGCGATATAAGCTCGTTCATCTGTTGTTGATATTCGGACGTAATTTTAATTGCGTATTCAGCTTCAATATAAACTGGAATCGGGATCGATAATGTTTGGATAACGATTTTTTTGTTGATTCTTGGGAAATTTGGTTGTCTGCTGGTGCCGGTATTGGTTCTTGTTCCTGAAGCCACCGCAAAGTTTCTTGTCTTATCCTGAACTATGCGACGAGCCAAAGTAAGTCGGCCGGCACGTCCATTATGTCTATCTGAGTAGATGTGCGCTTGATATGAACCTTTTCTGTTTGGATCTTTTGTGATTCCTGTACGTTCAATACTAATCAAAGGGAGCGTAAGGGTGCCGCTATCATCTCTTAATTCTTTCTCATTTTTGATTTGGAACGCTCTCTCTGGTGTTTGCCAAAGCACCGGTACCTGCTTGCGACCCTCATTAGTGTTGGAATAAAGATTCAAATCGTTTTTGAGCCATGAAGTAATTGCATAATCAATATCTTCAATCGTTGACTCAAGCATGCCAATCTCACGTAACGATATCGAGCCACTGTTTGGTAACTCTGGCAGCATTGCAAAATCGAAGTTATCAGGTAGCATCAAAAAGTCCCTTTCTTGCGCGCTTAGCAGTCGCAATAATCTCGAAGGTCTGATCTACCTGACCAAACAACTTGCGAGGGCTGGAGAGCTTTGTAAGCTCATAGTATTTATCACCGTATAAAATAAAGTCGCCTTCTCTCACAAACAGATTTTGATCTTCATTAAGTCTTCTCTTGTGAAACTTAACTGTAATCGCAGAATCTTTATCAATACCGAAACCTTCCATATATGACGTAGATTCTTGGTCAAACTCTATCATAACATAAACTCTGACTGGTGACAAGAAAGTTTTTTCTACAGCCTCGCCATATAAATCATGGAAGTCTGTTCTTTCTAAATCGATGGAATAATACAGAATAGCCTGACCAATGACGTTTTCGATAAGTTCATCATTGACTTGCTTTACAAGATCTCTTTCTTTCTTGCCTAAGAACAGCGGGGGTGGCGGCTGTTCAGGTCTGTCCCATTCATCTGCCATTCAATTATCCTACAAATATTCCAAGCGGCGAGAATGCAAATGTTTTTGCAGTTGCATCAGCTTTCTCATTAGAAGTCTTAAGAAGTTCTTGGTATTCAACTTCCTTAAGCATTTCAGTTAACTTATCTTTCAACGCTTGTTGCTCATCTTTTGCTTGAGACAACAACTCTGAATGATTTAGCGTAACATTATCACCGGGAATTGGTATCGTTGTGAACTTGCCGCGAATCTGACCCAGCATCTCTTTACAAAGCGCTAATGCATACTTACGAATCCATTGCTTGCCCATTGAGTTAATATTAATAAATGGTATGTTTTCGTATGGAAGTGTGTTCATGTTGTTAACACCCAGTGTTCCGTCATCATAACCGGCCGTATCATCAGTGGAATCTTGTTTAACATAGAAATTAAACCACAGTCTTTCTAATCCACCACCAAATGATTGAGGTGTTGGAAATAATCTAAGTCTATTGTTTTTGATCTCGTAAGAAAAGTGCGAAGTACGTGTAAAGATGGAATCCTCATACATAATCGCTTGCATTTTGTTTTGCCACGTTGGAACAAGCTCGAATGTTGAATCATCGGCAAACTGACCATAAGTCGAATAGTTGCCGACAACATTAATCCCACCATAGTATCCGTAGAATCTCCACATTGCTCTAGGAGTTTTATAGTATACTTTAGTTATAAAGATTCTCTTTCCATCAATAGAGCCATTAAATTCTGAACTACCAGAAGTGCTAGCATCGTTAATTATATACTGAAGATCATAATCTTGTTGACCAGTATTGGGTCTAAATGATCCTGAATAGATTCTATGCGTACCGCCAATACCTGCTTGTGTTGATAATCCATCTCCAACTCTTTGTGCATAAGTTGCTTGAAATCTAGGAACTCTCAAGTTTGAGCCTGTTGGTCTTACTGTTCCAATAAGTTCGCCTTTGTGGTTAAACGTTCCGGTAACATTACCTATAGAATCACCAAGAGCGTTTTTGGTCTGGTGTAAATTGATAATGTAAGAATATTCTAATACAGCCTCTTCATATGCAGCATACACGTTTGATGGTGTAAGTTCAATATCTACTACATCACCACCAAGCTTTTTATATACGTATGCAACCTGTGCTGCGGCGCCTGATATAAAGTCTACAGAGCCCGTGTACATGCCAAATGGTACTGCGGCTGCAACATCGTCGGTAGAGCCTGTAGATGTCAATATAACCGCATTTACGGTTGATTTTGGTTGGATGTTGGTTGGCATTAATAGTCCCTCTATTATTTAAATAGTAAAGCCCTAAACAAAACCCCCTGTGAAAACAGGGGGCTTTTTGGTAAGGAGCTAAAAATTAACTTTTAGAGGTTGTTTTTTTAGTGCTAGACTTTCGACTAGCGGTTTTTTTAGTTTTAGTTGTTTTTGTTTTAGCTTTGGTTTTAGCAAGTTTCACAGGTGCAGGGGCAGGTGCAGGCTCAACTGCCTCTGCTACTGGTTCTGCTTGAACTTCTTCAACAACTGGTGCTGACTCAGGAGCGACCTCTGGAGAACCCAGAAGTCGTGCCCTTCTTGCTAATACTCTAGCTCTTTTTGCTTTACGACCCATTATTTACCTCTATTATGAACCAAATGCTACTTTGCCGACTGCTGAAACGTTTGCACAGCCACTGAGAATCCAGTTTGAACCGTCACAAACACATTCAATCCAAGTTCCCGGTTGAATTTCGTGCGAGAGCGTAACTTGGTGGTTAGTGCTTGGCGCAGATGTTACGAATGCTGAGTTTGCGTTTGAACCGCCGGTAACTTGCTCTAAGATACCTCCGAGGAAATCTCCATTTACTTCTTCAGCAGAAGTAATCTTTACTTTAGCATCAGCAGTGTCCATTTCAGCTTGGAAAAGGAACTTAAAGTATGCTCCGTCCTGCATTGCAGGGAGCGTGACTGTGATCGTCGCGCCAGTGTCGTAATTGATGAGGTACAATTCACCAGTCTCAGCACTTCTGATTGTTTTGCTCGCCGTAATCGTTTCGACTCTTTGGCGACTAGCGACTCTTGCCGCTCTTGCAACTTTAGCCATATTATTTTATCTCCTTAAATATGATTAATTAAATTCGATGTATATCATCGTTAATTCAATAGTAATTAGTTCTCTTCTAAGTTAAAGACTTCTTTAGTTAAAGATTACAGTAACACCAGAATTGTCGCGCGCTAGTTCAGCCGTGACATACCAGTTTGTACCATTTGAATAGCACTCAATTGCTGAGCCGGCTAACAGGTGATTAGAGCCAGAATCAGCAATTGTAAGTTTGGTGTGGTTGTCTCCAATTTCAGCGTCAGCATCAGTTTCAATCACAACCGTTCCTCCTTTTGTAGCTATTCTAGCATGACCTGCCACTTTAGCACTTCCAGCAGCTTGAATAACAACAGCCGGTGAAGCAATCTTGGTAATCACAAGAAATTTAAAGTAAGCTCCATCTTGAGCGGCCGGTAATGTAATTGTGCAATCCTGCCCATCGAGCAAGTAAAGCTCGCCTGTTTCTGCTGATTGAATTGTTTTGTTGCCAGTGATAGTTTCAGTTCTCTGGCGACTGGCGACTCTCGCCGCTCTTGCTACTTTAGCCATTCTTTGTGTTCTCCTTAGAATAAATGTTAGTATAGATGATAATCATCTTTAATTCAATAGTAAATAGTCTTATCTTCTACTAAAGTCAAAGCGTGCCACAAAAAACCAAAATCTGAAAAAATTACTGGAGAAATTTTTAAGCACATGTACATTTTTAGTATTTTTGTCTCAAAAAGAAAACCCCCAACCACAAGGGAAGGGGGCATCTTTTCAATGACCGTTTAGGTTAAATCAGGAACCCGATTCACCCAAGAGGCCGCGACAGATAACAAGACCGTACATATCTGGACGAACCATCTTCTTGGCGTAACGAGTCATGACACCCTTACGCGGCACGAAGTCTTCTGGTCCGAAGATCGTAGGAGTTGTTTGCAGTGGCACGTATGGAGCATACACGTAACCGCTTTCAAGGAAAGAGTTACCGCGACGGCCAACGAGGATCACGTTGCGAAGGAAGTATGGGTCAACAATGACATCAAACTTCTTGCTAAGCGAGCCAACTTGAACTGCACCGATGGAGCCGCTTTCTTGGTCGTGAGTGACGGAAGCGCGGAATCCAGCAGTGAACTCAAGGATGTTAGCAACTTCAGGCGAACAAACGACGAAGTTAGCACCACCACGAAGAGTCTTACGGTGAATTTGAGCGGAAACATCGTTGATGGTTTCAACAAGTGTTTCGTACCACTCACTAACGGTACCGGTGAAGTCAGGAGCAGCCGAAGTTGCACCAAGCTCAGCACCAGTCTCGCGGTTCACGAAGAGACCGGGGGAACGCGACCAGTAGTAGGTTGCAGCAGTAGCACCGTTTACAAGGTCGGCAAGGATTTCACGATCGATTTCGAGAGCAACTTGCTCCGAAAGGATGCTGGTCAACTCAACTTCTGCATCAAGGTTGTGGTAAGCGTTAAGGTCTTGACCTAACTCTGGGGACCACTTAGCCTTGAGCTTCTTAGTTTGAGCGGTGACAGCGATCGAGTCAACCTTGATGTCGATCTCGGGGATGTCTTCGTTTGCTTCCAGCGGGAAGAGATCACCAACAACCGCACCAACAGTGCTAGACGAATCAATTTGATCCTTGAGGGGAGCCTCTGTGGAAACTGAAGCAATACCATTCGTCAAGTTAGCGGCAGAAGATACAGTCGAATGAGACGCATCAATAGTGTACACAAAGCGAATAGCATCGCCAGAAGTCATGGCATCAGCAGCCGCGACCGCTTGTGTAAGACGACGGATTTGCACTTGGCTACTTACATTAGAAACATTGGAACTAAACGAAGCCGATGGTGCCACCGTAATTGGCGAAAGGTTATCTAAATCAAGATCACCAATTACAGTTGCAGTGTTGGACTCGACCAAATCAGTTGCAATACCAGAACGAGTAGTATCAATGATAACAACATTCTTGGAGCTATCTGTAAGCGCTAAGAGATCTGGATCGTAGAGAATAGCTTTGGCGTTAGCATCACTAACAGCACCATCAAGCGCGAAGATACGAACCTTGGTGGTGGCAGCGGCAGACATACTGAACGATCCGGTTGGAGATGCGTATGCATAACCAGTTGCACCGTCACGAAGTGGACCACTAAAGCCTTCTCCGGTACCAGCAGTGACTAAATCAACACCACCAGTAATTTGGCTAGCAACTCGGTTACCACCGTAAATTGATTCTTCTACAGTGTTACCTGTGCGAGCAGTTTGAGAATCTGCTGCTCCAAGATTTGGCGAGAACACGAAATCAAGGAAGAAAATGAGACCGGAAGGCAAGCTCATTGGTTGAACAGAAACAAGATCGTTTGCGATCAAGCCTGCGAAGACGCGGCGGACAATGGGGAATGCGACGGCTGCAAAGCCCTCGACATCGCCAGTAGCAAGAGTACTTGCTTCGCGGAGTAGTTCCTTTGCTTGGTTTTCAAGCAAGCGTGCCATGGAGTTCTTTTGGCGCTCATCATTGAGACCTTCAAGAAGTCCTGTCTTCTCCCACTTGGAAAGAAGAGCGGAACCTTCAGCACGCATATCACGATTGACAACACCTTCTGTCAATCTTTCGATAATACTAGACATAATTAAATCACCTCCTTTTTTTTATAATTTATTGTTTATTTAATTCCAGCTAGTCTTTTCATCCGATCTTGGAAAGGATCGGACGACGTGGACTCTTCACGAGTCGCACGGATAACAGTAGAACGACGACTAATTGCTTCGCTCAGTGATTGTGGGCTGCTCTTGGGCTTAGCCTCCACTGTGCTTTGAAGCGTATCATAAATTGTCTTCGCCTCTGTTACAGAACCAGCATCAGAAATTGCTTCGACAATTTTATCTTTTTGTCGCTCATTCAGCGAGGTATTTCTTAATACACGGTTCGTGTAAAGCAGTCTAGCATTAGAAAGGTTCGTGTCTTGAAGACCTTCTTTCAATTCGCTAATTGCTGCTTCGTATTTTGAAAGCTTTTCTGTAAGTTGGTTATTCTCAAATACCAACTCTTCTTGGGCTTTCTTTAAATCTTTCATTTCTTCTTCTACATCTGTAGAACGGCGGTGAGCCATTTCTTTTTCCATCTGATAAACTTTGTCTTCTTCGCGGCGACCTGCCCATCCGGCAAGGTCAGCACCCATATCAACGGTAAGTTTTTCCATGATTGCGGCGACAAGTGCGTCAGAATCAAGTTCTTCCGATTCTTTCATTCTTCTAGGCTCATCCTTAGTGCCTTGCGTCATAGCATAATATGTAGCCATTCGATCTTTCTGAGCCTTACGTTTTCTATCTTGATCGGGCTTGTTTCCCATTCCGACAGTGATGTCTTTTGCCTGTGCTGGCATTTTAAACTTTTCATCAATTTCATCGGCTTCTTCAAGCTCTTCCTCTTCTTCATTTAATTCTTCTTCGTCTTCAGACAAAACGTCAGCAAGCTCTTCTTCAGTTAATTCAATTTCTTCGTCTTCTTCAATAGAGCCCGCAAGTTCTTGCAAGCTTTCTTGTAAAGCACTCAAGTCAATTGTTAATTCAGTAGAGGAACCTTCACCAGAGAAATCATCTAAGTTTTCTCCTTCCATATCAGATAAATCATCGGTTGCCGCAAGGGGAATTTCTTCATCAGTAATGCCGTTAGTTTCTTCTTCACCAGTAACAGGGGCTTGCTCTTCTGCGGCCGCGGCTAAAGGATCTGCTCCCAATCCTGCGTCAGCACCTAAGTCGGCGCCTGCTTCGGGAGTGGCTTCATCGCCACCAAGACCAAGACCTAAGTCATCTTCTTGCTCTAAAAGTTTTTCTAAAGTTTCTTTAACTTCGCTAGAATACTTTTCAATAACGATCGTTTCAGCGTTTTTAAGTGCTGATTCACGCAACGCCTTAGCATCGACGATGGCTTCTTTTAATAAACTTGACATTAATAGTGCTCCTAATATGAGAAATGTTCAAAATAAATAGTGCTTTTATGTGTGAAACACCATTTTTTTGACTACTCAATTAAAAGCTAGCTTTGATTAAATTCCCACACACAAGTTAATTGACAATCACCGGGGGCTGCATTTACATCCAGCTTAATTCCAACAGCATCTCCTGCCCCAAAATGATCCGAACCTGAAGTAGCAAATGTGGCAGTGGTCGCGTCGGATGCACCCATGGAGACGGTAATTGCTTCCACCAGCGCGCCATTTCTGATTAATTTAGTGCCATCAAGTGCTCGGTAAAGATTCATCGTAACATTACCGTTTTGATTATCTTCTGGTCTAAACATTATTTTAACAAGACGACCAGAGAAAGGAGTAACCATCATATGTTCTTCGCCGTCTGTTGCGTTCTCGATTAAGGAATTCCAAGGGATCCAAACGTCTGCAGTTCCACCATGTGCAAAGTTATGGTGCGTCATGTGCAATGCTTTAGCTCTCATAGAACCAGTAACCATAAAGCTACCAGATACTGAGGCTGAACCTGAGACTGCAAAAGTATGTGATGGGGCTGTTGTATTTACGCCAACTCTGTTAGCGTTACCATCAACATAAAGCATATGTGTGTTGGCATTACTTTCAACTCTAAAATCAATAAGTGAATCAGAACTTTCATTAACGACAACTTCTGGTACAGCGCCATTAATTCTTAAGCCTTCTTTCATAGAACCAGCATCATTAGTTTTGAAAACGATATGCTTATTGGTGGTGTTGTTTTGGATCACAAAGTTATCAGAACTGTTAACTCCTAATAAAGCTAAGCCGGTACCAGCACTGTTGCTAAAGAACATGCTTGGTATGTGGTTTCTAACTTGCACATTACCTGATAAGAATAAAAACTTCGATGTACTATCAAATGTTAAATTAGCTTCAGCATTTACCGTACTAGAATCAACTGAGGTAAGAATTCTATTGTTAGAAGCATTTGTGTAAGAAGATATAGCTGCAGCACCGACAGCAACACCATCTGCAAAAAATGCAGACGCTGATATGGCGGCTGAACTTGAAATAGGAACTGATGAAGTAATTGCTGAACCAGATACGATAAATCTTTGTATACCATTGGTTTTTAATGCAACCAAATCTGTTTCAAAATCTATTTGAGTATCTTCGGCGTCACCCTCGAATTTTACATCACCGTGGGTTTGTGGTCCTTTTGAACTATTATATGCCATTTATATTTATCTCCGTTTATTAGCCTATCTTATTAATTACGTGCCAAGTCTTGCCATCAGATTGAAGCATCCTTGTGGAGTAATTAGATTTTAAAATTACAGAATCACTTAAATCAATTTTAGATTCTTCGCATGTAATTTCGACAGGCTGTGAATTTAACTTATATCTATCAGAATTTACTTTTTTAATAATTAAAACCCTTCCTCTACTATTACAAGGTGGAGGTAGCATTACAGTAATTTTATTTTTATGTGTGTCGCAAATTAATGTGTAGTCAGATTCAGATACAATGTGTGCTGATTCAGTAATGTTTCTAATACTATTATAAACAGAGCCCTCACAAACCAATTTGTTACTAGCTATGACGTTTTGTCCGTTAATTTTACCTTCAACTTTTAAAGTATTTTCTGCTGAATCATACTTGAGATTTGAACAAGAATCAAATTCTGAGGAGCCTTTAAACTGAATATCGCCAATAGTTCCAGCAGCATGTGGGACTTTGAGTTTTAAGTATCCATCGTAAATGTTTTTGAGGGTAGTGCTTTTAACTGAACCAGCAGATACGTCAGTTAATAAAAGTAAATCATCATCACTAGCGTTTTGTCCTCTATCATTAATTTTGCCAACTTGACTTATATCGATTGTAAGCTTGTTTGATTTTAGTGCAAGACCACAGCTTTTTTCAAGCTGCAAACTAACACCGTCCTCATCGACTGAAATGCCTGCTGCTGCTTTAACTTGTAAATCTCCTCTTACATTGTGCAAGCCGTTTGAAAGCTGTAAATCATAAGCACCGATAAGACCATCAAACTTATCTGTGGGAATATCAAACATCTTTGCGGCCGAGCCGGCAACTACATTTGCGTTAACGGTTTTGACATTTAATTTACCTTCAACATAAGTCAGGTCGTAACTTGTTTTAGCATCGCCATCGGCATCATAAATTAAAATACCATTTTTTGTTTTTCCTGCAACACTACGCACACCAACATCTTTTAAGGTAGCGCAGGGACTCTGTGCATCAGT